ACATATTTCCCTCCAAGATCCTTGACAGCCGTTGTTTCATACGCATACACATAAAACTCACTGTCCTGTGCAGCAGCTTTTTCCCTGCGGATACAGAAATAGAGTTTTCTGGATGCCGAGTACTTCGTCCCAACCTCTTCCCAGCGGCTTTCGGAAAAATCCAGATCAAACGCTGCCAGATATGCGTTTTCCTCATTCAGATTCACTGCACTGAGGGGCACACAGCCAACTTTTCCATTATCACTGCCCCATGCATTCGGGGAGTTCGTAATGATAGCCTGTCCTTCATACGGCACCTGATTACTCAGAATAACAATCCGGAACGACTTTTCTTTGCACTCTTCATAGGAACCAAAGAAACCAAGAAAGGTTCCCGTGTAACCAGAAACATGATGAACCAGGCAGTGAACAGCTGCACCTTCCATACTATTCTGAACAGTATTCTCATTCCGGTATGCAGTTCCCATTTCTGCCGGAACAATTTTTCGTACCAGACCTGCTGTAATACTGCGCATGGTTTCCCCGGTACTCGGATAGGTTGTTCCTTCACTGTCCACTCTGGTATCCACCAGTTCTGCAGCATAGTCTGCATTGCTGTCTGTAGAAGCTGTCACATTCGCATCCAGACGCTTATTCATCTGGGCGACTGCAGCATCCATGCTATTCTGAGTACTCTGCATAGCTTTTGTCGCCGCATTGACATTTGACGCTACACGATTCTCCGTTTCGGACAGTTCCTCTGCCATTTTCTGATGGGTCTGCGAAAGTTCCTCACTCATCGCAGACTTCGTATTAGCAAGATCTGTGTGCATTCCTTCCACATCTTCTGCCACATCTGTTTCCAGACGGTGCATCTGAGCATTGAAATGGCTGCACCTTGCCCAGTAGTGCTCGTTTGTGAGCAGCGTACCGGCGGGAACATCATACCGGCTGATATAACCATCCCCCGTTTCCGGGTCAAGGACGATCATCAGCGGTTCATAACTTCTCGCCTTGTCCCAGTCTCCCTCATGCCGGGGAATGACTCTCTTTCCAAGAAATTCTCCCATTGTATCTCCTTTCTACCGGATTTCCGGCATCATTGTTCTTTTTCTTCTCCATACTGGATGACCAGCTGTGATTCTTCGTCCAAAGAAAACACCAGACCCAGATCATCCCAGGACTGAAAATTCAGGTATCCGTTTCCGTCAATGGAGCTGTTGACCATCTTGTCATACACATCTGCTGCCACCTTTTCCATCGTACTGGAATAAGAGCCCTTCATCAGCCCAAGTTCATCGTCCGACTCCATGACGAGATATCCATCCTCGGAAATATAGAAGCCTTGAATGCCAGACATCGTTGCATCCACGCACTGCTTATAGGTCAGCGTTGCAATCTTCCGGTTCGTGATTGCTGCCCGTGCCACGTTCAGGGTCAGGTTGAACATTCCCAGTACATCCCCATCATCAGAAAGAAGGTAAATGTCAATTGGAAAACGGCCATACACTTCCGTCATAAAAGAAGTGACGGTCAGGATGATCGTACCGGAATCCACAAATACAAGCTCCGGTCTGGATTCGCTGGAATACTGGAACACCGCTCCATCTGGCCTTGTACCCGAATAGCTGACGATGGTACCTTCCTGCACAACATATTCCACCGAATTCTGATATAGTCGGCATCTGACTTTTCGCGCCTGATTGTCAAACTGTTTGACCGGAATCTGCACCGGGATCAGATTTTCCGTGAAGGACAGTTCAATCTCCTGAAAGATCCGGACTGGTTTCGCTGTTGTCGCTGCCATCTCCTGTGCTTCCTGTGTCTGTGTTTCCACTATTTGTTTCCTCCTTACTGCCATCGTTTTCGCCTCCTCCCTGCCCGGTGTTGTCCGGTCCTTCTGGTTCTACTGTTTTCTCTGGATCTTTTGGGTCTTCTGGCTCATATCCAACAATTCGCCAGTTTTCTCCATCCCACAGCTTCAGCCGCAGATTCTTCTTATCGACCCACAATGCATCGTTCCCCGGCTCCTCTGGTGCGGTTTCCGATACTGGAATACTCGGCTGATACTTTTTATCCAGTTCTTTTTCGACATCTTCCGACAGCTTCTTTGCCACGCTGTATCTCTCATCCAATTCCTTTTGCAGTGCTTCCGAGAGTGTCGTGACATTTCCATACCGTCTGTCCAATTCCTCAGACAGTTCTTTGGATAACTTCTTTGCAGTTTCATACCGCTGATCCAGCTGCTCTTGGAGTTCGGAAGAAAGCGCTGTTGCCGTCTTATACCGATCATCCAGTTCTTTCAGCAGTTCCTCGGAAAGCTCCGTAGCTTTCTTATAGCGGTCATCTAACGCCTTGAGGGTCTGTTCCAACAGGATTGCTGTTTTTACTGCTGTGTCATCGGATTCCCATCCATAGCCCCAAGTTTTACCGCCATCTGTGGATACAAATAATCCAGCAGGGCTGTTCTTCCACGCAACTGTTGACTGTTTCAGGGATACAGCATTAAAAGCATACCGGATTGTATTGCCTTTGCTGTCCGTCTCATTCTTATAATGAAGACCAAATAGCGCAGCAAAAAGCGCACCGTCATAAATGATAGACGCTGTGATTCCACCGACCTGCTCCCCAACTGCAGTCTCCGCACGGACGGCAGTGTCATAGGCAATAACAGCTGTATTTCGGATACTGTTAAGAGAACCTGTCAGAGAGGAATTCCGGCTGCTGACCGTGGAGTTCGAGAGTGTGATGCTGTTATAGCGTTCCAGCAGCGCATCATACTCGGTCTCGGTGACTTTGGAACTGACTTCGATACCCAGCTTTGAGATAAACACATGGACCGTATCGCAAAGGGAGACACGCTCTGCTTCCACGATGTCCTCATACCCCGGCGTATTCCAGAGCTGTAAAAAGTCGATCTTGATGTCGATTTCCGGCTCCGTTAAGTCCGTGGTGTCGATATAGTTCTGTGCGTATTCCCGAAGTGCCGCTTCACTCGGCTTTTCCTGAAAATTGCTAGTACAATCCAGCACGGTGATCTTCTGGTAGGGGATCGACCGTTTGCTTTGCAGCACCACCTTCTCCGGCAGTTCCATGACTGCCTGCGTTTCGTTGTCTACCCAGTACGGATGCACCCCTGTGATCGTGTTCTCGATGGACTTTTCCATCTTGAAATCCGTCAGGTTCTTACCGTAGATGATGTGGACGTTATGGTCGGCACCTCTTGCCTTATGGAACTTGACCGTGTACCGGTCCCACTCAAATTCACCGCCAAAAACATCCAGGACTGACCCGGCCATACCTCCAAGGCAGTTTCGGAAGGAAGATGGAACCCCAAGCGTAAAAGTCGCGCTGGATTCCACATCCGTCCAAACCTCAAAGGGACAGTCAGAAGCCGCATGGCTTTTCAGCCCCTGCATTGCCCCGACACATCCGACCACCGAAAACGGTGATACCGTGATAAAATTGAGCTGGTAGGAAATATGCCGTGCCTGCACTTCCAGTTTTCCATCGATCGGGGTCGTGATCTTGTAGATGCGGAACGGCTGAGACTGCATGGTATCGGATGGCTTGGCAAGGATGATATTCCCTTCCTCCAACATTTCCGCATGAATGCCATCTGCCGGACAGATGAGCTTCAGCTCGTAGCTTCCGTTTCTCTTTTCTGTCACGGTACAGGACTGTGCATCTGCCAGCTTTCCGATGCCGTTATGGTCAAATTTCATTTCTCTGGAATCATATAAACATGGGATCACTGGCTGCACCTCCCTCTTACAGTGTCCACCAGCGTGGAGTCACCTCCACTGCCGTGATACCGCCTGTCCATGTGATCTGTGTCTTTCCCTCCGGCAGTTCCGGGAAATCATCCGAAAGAATGGTCTCATTGCAGAAGCCGGAAGCGTTGTAAGCGTTGTGCGTTTCACAGTTGAGCAGCACGTAGTCCTTGATGCTGTGAATGGTGATCTTCTCCTCACCCACATACAGTTCGCCGCCGCTGTCTCCGTAGACCTTGAAGATGGGCTGTGCCGGAAAAGCAAAGGGGTTCTTTAGAGTTGACCTGCTTTCCAATCGAATGCTCCTCTGCCCGTCCACGCTCCAACGCTGGGGCTTACAATTGAAGGTCAGTTCCATCTCAGCGGCTTTCTGGGCGGTGATATCAAATTCCAGGGCATCCTTGCAGACTGCCATCCGGAAGAAATCCAGGTCGTAGGTGTCCTGCAATTTCTGATACCCGATCGGAGATAACAGCCATGCCTTGACCGCTGCTGTCTTGGCTGGCAGACCATTGAAAAAAAATGCCTTATACTTGATATCCACGTTCTGATATCTGCGCCTGCCTGTTCTTGCATTCTCGGTGATGATGTCCCCGTTCCTGCCGGGTACGGAGGTACTCTCCACATCCGCAGCCGGGGAATCATACACACCGGGGCCAGACAAATATAAAAGGAAGTCTTTGCTGGACTTCCCGGCAAAGGACAGATACTGTCTGGCGTATCTGCCTTTGAGCTGAAACTGTGATACTGTCTGCTTTGGGGTGTTGTAGCCCATACGCATCTCCTCCTTTACTTGAAGACTGAATCATCTTCATGGATCATGCCGTTGATCTTATCGGCAACAGTCTGTGCCAGTTCATCATCGTTCCGAGCGTTATAACCGTTGACCGTGATATACACACCGCCAAGGTTGGTCGTCCGGGTCATACTGCCTCCGACCAGAGCCGCCTGCGGGAAGTTCCAGCCAGAGCCATCGAAGTGCGGCAGGGTCAGTTCCGGCAGGCTGAAGGAGCTGATGCCCTCCATGCCCTGCTGTACCTTTGCTGCCATCGACTTGATCTGGCTGATCAGTCCACCCTCGCCTTTCTTGATGCCGCCAGTCAGCAGCTTCATGAAATCAGGCATATAGGTGGCGGCATCAGACAACGGGCCCTCGTCCGGCACCGAGAAGTGCAGGAACGAGCGGATTCCTTTTGCAACGCTCTTCACCGCGCTGCCGACCCAACTGACGCCCTTCTTGATGCCTCCTGCAATACCGCCAACGATATCCTTGCCCCAGCTGACTGCCGAGGAAGCCACGTTCTTGATACCGCCCCAGATGGACGATGCCACGTTGCCGATGGCAGAAGCCGCATTGGAAATACCATTCTTAATGGCGTTTACTCCATTCGAGAATACCGAAGTGACCTTGTTCCAGATATTCGTGACTCCTTCCCGGAATCCATCGCAGTTTTTCCAGAGAGCGGTCAGTCCAAGACCGATGCCGCCAACGGCTGCCACTGCGATACCTGCAGGACCCGCCAGACCAGCAAGTGCTGTACCTGCGGATGCGAGGAAACCACCTGCGGAGCTTGCTACCCCTGCAAGGGCTGTACCTGCGCCAGCAGCCAGACCGGATACGGTCGTACCCACAGAACCGAGCAGACCGGAAAGCGTTGTGCCGACTGTCCCGGCAATACCGCCCAGCGAAGAACCGCGTGTCGGACCGACGCCGGAGAGACGCCG